TTTTATTTACCCAACACTTCGTAAGATTCAACCTGAATTAGTGCGCAAATGGGAAGAAGCCTTCGATACAATTCTGAAGAAATGGGGATAACAAATGGCAGGTAATAGAACTCTCAAGTTATCCATTCTGGCCGACGTTGATGACCTAAAGAAAAAACTCGGACAAGGCGAAGATGAAGTCGCTGGTTTTGGTAATAAATTAGGTGAATTTGGAAAAAAGGCCGCCGCAGCTTTTGCTGTCGCAGCTGCCGCTGCCGCCGCGTACGCAGGAAAGTTATTGGTTGAAGGTGTTAAATCCGCAATAGAAGACGAAAAAGCTCAAGCGAAATTAGCAACGACCTTACAAAATGTCACTGGAGCTACGGATCGACAAATTGCTTCGGTTGAACAGCAAATCCAAGCATTATCACTTGCGAACGGTGTTGCCGACGATGAATTGAGACCTTCATTCGAGCGTTTAGTCCGAGCTACCGAAGATGTAACAAAAGCCCAGAATCTTCAGAAATTGGCGCTTGATGTAGCCGCTGGTTCTGGTAAATCTTTGGAAGCCGTTTCCGCCGCCCTCGCTCGGGCTTATGACGGAAATACGACCGCCCTTTCAAGACTCGGTATAGGTCTATCGACGGCCGAACTTAAGTCGATGAGTTTCGATGAAGTAACTAAAAAACTTTCCGAGACCTTTGGCGGTCAAGCCAGTGTTCAAGCCGATACCTTCGAAGGTCGGATGAGAAGACTACAAGTCGCTTTTGACGAAGCAAAGGAAAGTATTGGCGCTCGTTTATTGCCTATTTTAACAAATTTAGTAACGTATTTTACGGACAATGTTGGCCCAATTATGGATAGCGTAAAAGAAAAATTAAAGCCCCTTACCAAAGCAATTGAAGATAATAAAGAAGAATTTAAGGCATTGTGGGATTTCGTTAAGACTTATTTAGTTCCATTTATGTCGGGAGCGCTCAAATTTGCTTTTACTGGCATAATCACTTCTATCACAACGCTTGTTAATATTATTGGCAAAGCCGTAAATTTCTTTGAAGACTTGTATGATAAATACAAAAAATTTGTAGATTTTATTAAAAATAATCCTCTTTCCAAATTTCTAGGATCTATCAATCCTTTTAGTAATTCTTCAGATAATTCCGGTGCTTCTTTTGTAAGAGCCGGTTCAGTAACCAGCACTATAATTCCCGATGCAAATGGTATAAATAGCACTGGCGCTAACGGCGGTGGCGATTGGATTAATTCTTTTATGGGTGGGGCATCCTTTACTCCAAGCCAAGCCTTTTTAGACGCGGTGGCTCGCACTGAAGAGCTAAAAGCAAAAACGGCAGAAATTAGAGCGAGAATTGCCGCTCGAAATGGAGACAGCGTTTCTACTGGATCTGTGATTGTTAATGTAATGTCGCCAAGCATAATTGACGAAGAAGGATTTACTCGTTCTGTTATCAATGCTTTAAACAACAGCGAATCCAGAAATGGTGCTTTGGGGACGCTTAATATATGACAATCTATAACCCTGTCTATCGCGTCAAGGTGAATGGCAGTACGGTCACCAATGTCACGTTAGCTGGCTTAACCATAACTTCTGGCAGAACGGATATATATTCGCAACCAATTGCTGGTTATTGTAATTTGACACTTATTGAGACGAATTTAGGACAAGTATCTTTCGATATCAACGATGCTGTAACTATCGAGGTAACAAACTCTTCGGGTAATTACGTTTATTTATTTGGCGGATTTATAACCGATTTGGGTATTACCGTTCAAAATTCGGGATCAACAGCTACAAGTCAAAGAATAAATATTGTGGCCGTTGGAGCATTGGCTCGGTTGGCTCGAACGATATTTACGGGAAACCTACCCCATCAATTTGACGGCGAGCGAATTGCATATTTACTTGGACTTGTATTATTTGACGCTTGGAATGAAGTTCCAGCGGCGTTGACTTGGAATACTTATGACGCCACTACTACTTGGGCAAATGCAGAAAATTCTGGCTATGGCGAAATTGACACACCAGGAGATTACGAACTTCACAGTCAAACTGATTTAAATGACACTATTTACAATATAGTATCATTTTCTGCCACAAGCGGTTTAGGTTATTTGTATGAGGATGCTCAAGGTCAAATTGGTTATGCCGATTCTACGCACCGCTCGCAATATTTAAGCCAATACGGTTATGTGGACTTGGATGCTAATCACGCAATTGGTCCAGCGCTGCAAATTAATAAACGAGCAGGAGACGTAAGAAATTCGGTTACTCTGACGTATGGAAGCCATAGTTCATCCGTCACTGATTCGGACGCTAGTTCAATTCAATTGTATGGAGAACTGGCTTCAACAATTTCAACCAGCCTAAGGCATCAAGCGGATGCCGAAACACAAGCTGCTTATTACTTGGATATTCGAGCCTATCCTCAATACAACTTCAAGCAAATCACCTATTCCTTAGGCAACCCAGAACTTGACAATGTTGATCGAGACAGTCTTTTAAATGTCTTTATGGGACTACCGGTCAATATTACTAATTTGCCGAGCAATATGGTCGAAGGGGCTTTTCAAGGTTTCGTCGAAGGATGGACTTGGGTTGCTGGATTGAACAAGCTCGATATAACAATGAACGTCTCTCCGGTCTCGTACTCGTTACAGGCTTTCCGATGGAATTCGGTTCCTGTTACGGAGACTTGGAATACCATTACGCCCACTTTGGAGTGGCTCAACGCTACAATCGTCGCCTAAGGAGAACAGATGCCTACTACTAGTAATTTTGGTTGGACAACCCCAGCTGACACGGATCTTGTCAAGGACGGTGCGTCCGCTATCCGCACTCTTGGCAATGGGATCGATACCTCATTCGTCGATCTCAAAGGCGGTACGACAGGACAAGTTTTAGCAAAAGCTTCAAATACAGATCTGGATTTTACTTGGGCTAGCGATGCCACCGGTATTCCTGCAACAATCTTTGACGCAAAGGGCGACATTATTGCAGCGACCGCAGCCGATACAGCTTCAAGGCTGGCAGTTGGATCTAATGGTCAAGTTTTAACAGCAGATTCAACTGCAAGCACCGGATTAAAGTGGGCGAGCCCAGCAATGGGTAGTTACACATATACCCGAATTGGGAGCACAAGCGGAACTGCAACTAGCTTGACTTACACAATTACAACCGGATATAAACAGCTTTATATTGCTTTTAACGTAACTGATCCCGGATCGATGTATCTTCGCCTTAATTCGTTATCGGGATCAAATTATCAAAACAGTTATTATCACAGACTCTTTTCTGTTAATAATACAACTGCTACAAGCATAACCCTTGATGGTGCAGTAACTATTAATTCCGGCGGTTATTGGAATGGAATTGTGCAAATTAGTGATGTAACTGGCAATAAGCCATTTGTTGAATGGAACTGCGTCACGAACGGAAACGGCTCTGTTACTACAATCGGCGGAATTGCAAATTACAATTCCAATATTACGTTATCAACGCTTCAATTTGTCTGGACAAATAGCAGGGCTTACGAACTAGTAGAATGGGGAGCTAACTAATGTCTAAACCCACAATAGATTTCGCTGACGGAAATGGCCTTATTGAAAGCCGCGAAATGACTGATGCTGAATATGCAGAATGGCTCGAAACAAAGAAGAAGATTGAGCAAGATTACGCCGTTCAAGCTGAAAAAGTTGCAGCTCGCAAAGCAGTATTAGAAAAATTGGGCCTTAGCGAAGAAGAAATGGCTGCGTTACTTGGCTAAGTTATGCAAAGCTGGGCAACAACTTCGGGAGCAAATTGACGATGATTATCCTGATCGCGATCGTAAGTCTGATGGTTGGGTGGCTGATGCTCGTCACGTTGCCAAAGGCACTTCTGACCATATACCAGACGCTCGAGGAATCGTCCGAGCTTTAGATATAGACGCCAACCTTAACGCGCATCCTGAAGAAACTTATGCGCTGGTTGAAAAGATTCGTAAGTGTGCTAAGGGCGGAGATAAGCGCATTAAATATATTATTTATGACGGCAAAATTATGAGTCCGATATTGGGATGGAAGCGCCGCAAATACAAAGGCGCTAACCCGCACCGCTCGCATTTTCATATCAGTTTTACAACTTTGGGAGACAATGACGGAAAATGGTTCGACCTTGAAGGAGACAGAAATGAGCGACTTAAAGAAGATGGCGGAAAGTTGGGCCAAGACCTTCATCGCAACAGCCCTAGCGACTTATCTAGCAGTCGGGTGGGATGTCGATGCGATTGCAAATGCGGCTCTAGTATCAGTCTTGCCTAGCATTATTAACTGGCTTAACCCTAATTACGAGCGTTACGGCAAAGTCCGGTAATGGACGCCAATACCATTGCTGGATTCGTAGCTTCAGTTCTCGGATCAATCGCCCTACTTATTGCCGGTCTTCGTTACATAATCAAATTAGAAAATATCCCCATAGTGTCGCGCCTTGATAAAATGGAGTCTCAGTTAGAATTAGC